TACACAGACTATGTTTGCCACAGGCAGAACGACTTGTACAACATCATGAGCAGCGTGATATTTGATGGATTAGTCGCCCGCGTTGGGGTAGTTAAAGTGTTCTGGCAAGAATCTAAAGATTACGATTATGAAGACTTTGAGGACCTCACCGAAGACGAGCTCGACATGCTGTTGGCTCAAGATGATGTTGAGTTAGTAGAGGATGAGGAAGATGATCTGGGTCTTCACACAGGTACTATAAGTATTGAAATAGATACTAGCCAAGTAGTTATAGAGAATATCGCTCCAGAAGAGTTTCTAATTGAATCTCAGGCTAAGAATCTTAACGATGTTAATTTCTGCGCCCATAGGACAAAAAAGACTATCAGTGAGCTGCGACTCATGGGATACAAAGAGTCCGATATCGACAAGATAGGTGAGCATAGCGATGTTGACCTGGAGACCGATTCAGAGGTCCTCTCTCGCTTTGAAAACATAGGCAATGGACGCGGGTTCGACTCTGACGGATATCAGGACCAAGTCAGAACGGTGATGGTCTATGAAGCTTACATAATGCTTGATGTTGAGGCTACAGGTGAAGCCGAACTTTACCGTGTTGTAAAGGCAGGTAATGTTCTACTGGAGAAATCAAAGGCGACCCGGAGACCGTTTATAACATTCTGTCCCCTTCCCGTACCGCACACATTCTACGGTAACAACTACTCTTCAAAAGTGATTGCGACACAGAATGCACGGACAGTATTAACCCGGTCTATTCTTGACCACGCAATGATTACTAATAACCCTAGATACACTGTGCTTAAGGGCGCACTGACTAACCCTCGAGAACTTATCGATAACCGCGTAGGTGGCCTAGTCAATGTGACACGGCCTGATGCCATCTCACCGATGATGCAGGCACCTTTAAACCCCTTTATTTTCCAGACAATAGCAATGTTGGATGAGGACAAGGAGGATACGACTGGTGTCAGCAAGATTAGCCAGGGACTTAATAAAGATGCACTAAGCCAGCAAAACTCTGCAGCAATGGTTGAGCAGTTGGCCACTATGTCTCAGCAGCGCCAGAAGATAATTGCTCGTAACTTTGCGTCACAGTTTGTCAAACCACTGTTCCAAGAAGTATATCTACTGTGTGTTGAGAATGAGACTCAGGACAAGATCGTTGAGCTATCAGGTAAGTATGTAGAGGTCAATCCTCGCGCCTGGAAAGACAAGCGTGATGTCACTATTGAGATGCACCTGGGCTACGGTGAGCAGCAGAAAGAGGCTGAGAAGTATTTAAACCTACATGCAATGCTCTCTGCTGATCCTAACCTGTCAGTGATGTACCAACAGGCCAACCAGTACGAACTGGCTAAGAAGATCATGACGATGACAGGTATCAAGGATGTAGATACATACCTCACCAATCCAGAGGAGCTACCAGAGCCCCAGCCCGATCCAGCTGAAGAAATGCAGAAGCAAATGCTTCAGCAACAGATGGAACTACAAGAACGCCAGACGGCAGTTGGCGAGATGAAGCTGCAGATGGAAATGCAAATGGCTGAGATGAAGAATGAGATCGAGCGTATGAAACTCGAGAATCAACTAGCAATCGCAACTGACCAGTTAGATCACAAAGAAGACCAGTTGGATCATAAGAAAGAAATGAACATAGCGGAATTGGTCCTGGCACAACAGGCCGAAGAAATCACTGCTATTGCTTCACCAAATGGCTAAGGATAGTCAGAAACTCTAGCCCACTTCGGTGGGCTTTTTTGTGCACGTCTTAAGGAGACAATCTACAAATGAAGACAGAAGAGCAGTTAGTAAACGAAGGGACAGCAGCAGAGGTGTTACTGCAAAGTGAAGCCTTTGACTCAGTAGTTAATGACTTGGTCGAAACGACCTTTCAGTCATTCGCTACATCTGCGCCCGGGGAAAATGATAACCGCGAAGGTGCCTATCAAAGCTACAAGGCCCTGGTCGATATCGTTAACACTTTAAAACAACGAGTCGCAGTACGCGATGATATTAATGAGAGAGCAAGCGAAAGCCGCTCAGAAGAGGAATAAGGATCATGTCAGACACTGATAACGTCCAAGCAGAACCCACTTCGGAATACCACGGTCTCGACTCTGTCGATGATGCAGTGGACGCAATTCTTGGAAATTGGGATGACCCTGATGAAGATCAGGTATCTGAACAGTCTCAAGAGGCAACAGATGATGCCACCGAGGAGACAGGTGACGAATCTGAAATAGAAGAAAGCGAAGGTGAAGAAGACGATCAAGAAAGTGAGGACCCTGAAGAAGAAAACGAAGAGTCAGAAGACAGCGAAGAAGACCAGGAAGAGCAGCTAGAGGAAGTTGATCTAGATGAAGATACTTTGGTCGAAATTACCGTTGATGGCGAAGCGAAGCAGGCATCCATAAAAGACTTGAAAAGACTCTATGGCCAAGAGCAATCTTTAACTCGAAAGTCTCAAGAGACAGCAGCCCAGAAAAAACAGGCCGAAGAGTCTCTGCAAAAATCAACAGCAACACTTCAGGCGATGATCACTCGCGCTCAAGAACGCTACAAGCCCTACGCTGATGTCGATATGCTCCTAGCGAGTAGACAGATGTCTGCCGATGACTTTGGTGCGCTAAGGGCAGAGAGTAAAGCAGCTCAGGATGAGCTTAAGTTTCTAACTGAAGAGTCAGATCAATTAGTAGGTCATGCTCGAGAACAACAGGCACAACAACAGCAAATTGCTGCTAAAGAATGTGTCAAGGTTCTCCAGGCTGAACTACCGGACTGGTCCAACTCTATGTACAACGATATCCGTCAATATGCGATATCGCGTGGACTTCCTGAAGCCGAAGTTAATCAGTTTACAGACCCGACTGTAATCATGCTTTTAAACAAAGCTAGGTTATACGACCAAAGTAAATCTGTGGCGACTAAAAAGAAATCTACAGCAGCTAAGAAAATCTTACGATCAAAGAAAGCCCCTCTCACTAAGTCTGATGTTAAGCAACAGAAGGCAAAGGCGACTCAGGAAAAACTGCGTAACAGTGCATCCCGAGGAAGTGACCTTGATGATATTGCAGCGGCAATTATGTCTGGCTGGGAATAATCATTCTAATTTATTACAGGTAATTTAACATGGCTACGTTACAAACATTTTCCGTTGTTGGTATGGCTGAGGACGTTTCTGCAACTATTGCAAATATCAGTCCAACTAGCACTCCGTTCCAAAGCAGCATCAAGTCAGAGAAAGTTCACGCTCGTACCTTCGAGTGGATGGAAGACTCAATTAGGGCAGCTGGCACCAATGCTTTAGTAGAAGGAGCTAACAGCTCAGACACTACAGTTGGCGAGCCTACCCTTCGCTCTAACGTCTCCCAGATCATCGGTGAGTCATTTAAGATTGCAGCAACAGTTGACGCAATTAAGACTCATGGCCGTGCGAAAGAAACTGCCTACGCTCTCGCAAAAACACTAAAAGCTATCAAGCTCGATGTAGAAAAAGCGATGGTAGGTGTGGACCAGGCAGCAGTCGCTGGCGGTGCTTCTACAGCTCGCAAGATGGCATCAGCTACCCAGATGATTTCTACTGCGCTCGATGCAGGTTCCAACGCTACTGATGCCCTTACCGAAGCCAAGCTGCTACAGCTGCACCAGACCTGCTACGAGAACGGTAGTGATCCATCGGTGCTTATGGTTAAGCCAGCAGACGCTTCAATTATCTCGGGTTTCACCACTGCTTCATCGCGTACCCGTGACTTTGGCCAGAGCAAGACCCTGACCTCCGCGATAGAAATTTTGGTCACGCCATTTGGCACGATTCGAGTTTTGATCAACAGAAATCAACTAAATACCCACGCTCTATTAGTTGATCCGAGCATGTGGAAGCAGTGTACCTTGCGTCCGTTCACTCGCACTCTGTTAGCGAAGAATGGCGATGCTGACCACCATTTTGTTGTAGGTGAAACGTCTTTGAAGCACTCATCATTTGCTAGTTGTGGAATGATTACTGGCCTGTCTTAAGGCTAGTTAAGTAGTTCTGGGGGTGCCGTTGTAGGAAGAAGGTTTTGCTCTCCTTACTTCTTTTTACTTCGGTATCCCCATTTTATTTTAAGGAGAACCCATGTCAGACCAGAAAACAGAAAGCCTAATTATTAACGATGTACATAACAAAGTTTTGCTTGATAACGATGAAAATAATTTCACGATCCAGCACACCCAGCACATCGACCAATCGTTCCTGGATAACCTTCGGGACACTAGAGAGAACTCTTTAAACCAACAAGAAGCCGAGTACATGTCAGTCGCCTCTATCCCTGTAGCAATCCATGAGCAATGGCTGCGCGAAGGTTTTGATCTGATGGAGGAGCCTGCACATGCAATTGTTGCACGGTTGAAACAACACAAGCTCGATGGATTTTTAACGACTAAAAAACAGGTATAAAAAGATGAACTTAGGCGCGATACGAATACACTTTAAAGCCCTGCTCAACCGGAGCGACATAACGGACGCGCTGGCCTTAACCTTCATTAACCAGTCGATCTCCAGAATACAAAGAACACTCAGAATTCCGAGCATGGAAAAGACTCATGAGTATACGATCTCAGCAGCAACTGGTGAGGTGCTACTCCCTAACGACTTCTTGGAAGGTATAGATATAAGTTATGCCAACCACACTCTTACCCGGTTACCGATGGGTGAAATGCTCGACCGTAAAAACACTGGTGAGACAGGTAACCCACATTTCTTTACCCGTGAGGGTGGTAAGTTTTTGATTACGCCAGCCCCTTCTTCGGGAAAGCTCCAGCTCAACTATTATTCGCAGTTTGGGGCGATGAGCTCCGACAGCGATGAGAATAACCTGGCAGCTATCGGTAGTGACCTTTTGATATATGGTGCCCTCACTTACGCTGCCGACTATTACCTGGACGAACGAGGTGGCCTTTTTGAGCAGAAGTACATGCAGTTCATGAATGAAATTCAGGACCAGGCTAATGAGGCTGAGGTCACTGGAAGTCTCCAGGCTATCCGCCCAACCTACACATACCACTAATCTGGAGCCATAATGTCTACTTCCTCCTTCTTCAGTACCACCGGGCCTAGTACTAGCCAAACAACAGCGATTGAGGGTTCGGTTACAGAGGCTGCTGCATCAGCTGCGGCTGCGGCTGTATCCCAAGCAGCTGCGAATACGTCAGCAAGTGCAGCCTCTACGGCAGCTGCGTCTGTCTCCTCGGTAGCCGCTGATGCCGCCACAGCTGTC